CTACACTAGATCGCTCGTCGGCAGCGTCAGATGTGTATAAGAGACAGGAAAAGGAAGAGGTGCCGGCGTCGCACTGTCCAAGGTTCACGCCGGCACCAACATCACCAATCACATTGAAAGGAAAACAAGTGATGTCAGGACACAAGATTACCGGAATCCACGCCATCGGCGTCGAGATCCCGAAGGGAATGTCATTCAAGGAGCTCATGGAGCAGCTGCTTGAGGGAGGAGAGGCTGAGTTGGAGAAGGAGTTGGACGAGGAGACGCGCCAGCCGGAAACCGGCAAGTGCGATTGTCCGGTGTGCGATCCAGACAAGGACACCGTGGAGGAAAGATTGTTCCATCCGGTCGATCAGTGGCAGCACGCCGTCGATGTGGCCAGTGACGTGCATGACGCGGCCGGCTCTCTCGAACACGCGCTGTTCGAGCTGGGTGAGAACCCGTTGGCGTTCGAGGCGTCGATGATCCTCAGCCAGTCGCTGACCCTGCTGCGTGCCATCCAACGCAAGCGCAAGGAGGTTGCGGAATGAGCATCGAAGCATTGCGCAAAAAGAAGCGTATGCGCCGACCCCGGCCGAGGTTAACGGACGGGCAGAAATCGGCCGTGCTGCTGGCTCTCACGTTCTGCGAGGGTTGGCTGGTCGGTTTCGCCGGCACGCATAGTCGCATCCCAAGTCCGGTGGGTACGCCGCAGTGGATGATAACCGGCTCGCTCGCATTGGCGGTCATCCTGCCGCTCGTGTTCGTGGGAATCCTGTTGAAGTGGGGCGGCGATGGAACAGCCAAGTGAGTTCACTCTTTGTCTGCCGGGCGACCCGGTGCCGAAGGGGCGTCCCCGCGTCTACAACGGGCACGCGATGACCCCGAAACGCACCGTCAGGGCGGAGGAACGCCTGTTCGCGGAATTCCGGTTGAAATACCCGCTGGCGAAACCGTTCCAATGCCCCGTGCGCTTGGAGGCGGAGTTCTGGATGAGCCATAGGGGTCGGCCCGACCTCGACAACCTGCTGAAGCTGGTTTTGGATTCATTGAACGGCGTCGCCTACGTGGATGACGCGCAGGTCGTCGAATCCCACGCCAGCAAGCGGATGCCCGACCTATGGGTCTACGGGTCGAAGGGCCGCTACCGGAAGCGCAAGAGCGGCGACCCCTACACGTGTTGCGGGCACGAGTACGAGCCGCACCTCTCTATCCGTATCAAGCCGCTCCCGGAATGGGAGCCGAACAAGCAAGGAGAACAATCATGAGCAAGCCGATCAACGAGCCACGCATGGTGCAACAGGCGCTCGTATCCGACGAGGACCTGAGCTTCGAACTGGCGGCCCTGGTGCCGACCGCGAACGGGATCACGAACGCCGCATCCACGTTCATCGACAAGGCCACCAAACTGTTGCTGTCCGACAAGATCATACTCACCAACGAGCAGCATACGGTCGTCACGTCGGCCATCGCCATCGCCCAACTGACCGTCAAGGAAGGCGCGGCCATATCGAAGCTGCTGCGCAACCCGGACGCTTCGGCGGAGGTCATAGCCGGACTGCGACTCACCTCCGAGGACAGGCAGGATGCCTGACCGGCGTCTTTGGATGCCGCGTTGCAGGACATGCGGGCCGCTCGGCAAGCCCACCGGACTGGACGAGGCGGTCACCAGCTGCACCCGGCATGCGAACCAATACCCGAACCATCAGACGGCGTGGTATCCCACCCACGCCCAAATCATCGTGAAAGGCACACCAAATGACTGCGAATGACACGTCAACCATCGAAACCACGGAGGCCGTGAACCCGGACGAGGGACTGCGCCAAGGATTGTTCGAGGCGCAGGCGGCGCGCATCGTCGAATTGCAGGCCGAGATCGCCAGCCGACAGGAGGAAATCGACAATCTCAAATCCCTGATTCTCGACTCGCATCCGGTCGGCACCTACCAGGCCGGCAACCTGAAGGTGCAGGTCAAGCCGGGCGCGCGCCGCATCAACGCCGGCACGTTCGAAAAAGCCTACCCGGCCACCAAGTATCCCGGAGCCTACCAGTTGCGGCCGCGGCCGCTCAGCCAGTTGGAGAAGCTGCTGTCGGCGGACGCGGTGGCCGATTACGCGATGAGCGGCAAGCCCACGGTGGTGGTCTCATGAGCGCGGAACTGTCCAGCCTGGGCATCGCCCAGATCGTGGAAAGCGTTATCGCCGACTACGACCTGCACGACGAGGACGGCAACGAGCTGACCGACGACCTGTACGTCATCCGTTCCGAGCAGCTCGACGAGCTGGGCCTCACCGTCGCCAGACGCATCCACAAGGCCATACGCGAACTGGAGGCGCAGGGCAAGACCGGTTTTCCCGTGCATTCGATGGCCTTCGGCAGCATGCCGGTAACCATCGCGAAGGACGGCGACCGCACCTACACGCTGCGCTTCGACAATTCGGACGAGGCGGTGGCCATTACACGGCTCAGCAGAACCGCGTTGGCGGACATTAGGAAACAGATCAACGAGTTTTTGAAGGAGGTGAAGAACCATGAGCATGAATGACGCCATTCTCGCCGTAGCACAAGCCCAACAGCAGGGTGACGCGATACCCGTCGACGTGCCGCCCATGACGCAGGCCGGCGTTTCATTCGCCGAACCGCCGGAACCGCCGGCCACAAGCGTGGACACCCATGAGGAGCCGCGCCTGTGGCCGGAGATCCGCATGATGATCGAAACCGGCATCCGCGACCAGCCGAGAGAGAAACAGGCGGAGATAGGCCCGTCCGAACTGGGCACGGACTGCCTGCACTGCCTAGCCGCCAAGCTCGCCGGATGGCCCCAATCGCGTAAAACGTCATGGCTGTCGTTCATCGGCACCTGCGTGCACGCGCGGTTCGAGGAATGGTTCAACGCCGACCAGCAGACCATCTCCGACGTGATGAACGCGGAAAACCTCATCGAGGGACACCTCGACGACATGAGGCGACTGAAGCGGTTCCAAGCCGAGATGCGCGTCAAGGTCGGTAGCCTGTCCGGCCTGTACGGCGGCACCGAACTGCACGGCAGCATCGACCTGTACGACCGTAAAACGCGCAGCACGGTGGATTGGAAGATCACCGGCGACACCACCATGAGAGCGGCGAAGGCCAGCGGGCCAAGCCAGCAATACCGAGTGCAAGCCAGCCTCTACGGCATCGGCCTGGAGAACGCGGGCGAGAAATGCGAGCGCAACTGCATCTTCATGCTGCCCAGGAACAAAACCAGTCTCGACGGCGCCTATGCGTGGGAGGTTCCGTTCGACCCGAAGCCCGGCCGGTGGTCCATGAGCCGTGCCCAACTGCTCATCAATTTGATGGACTGCATCGAACTCGCCGACGGGCCGGAAGTGCGCGACGCATGGATTCATTCGCTGCCCACGTCGCCATCGCATTGCTTCCAATGCGGCAGCTGGCCAGACGACCAACTGGGCGAACTCTCGGAGTTGAACGCCTCAATGTACCCGGACGTACCCGCCAAATGGGAAACGCTCAAACAACTGCTCCAACCAACATACGAAGGATGAGAAACCATGTACGGAAACCAGAACCAATACCAGCAGCAGAACGGCTTCCAGCAGCCGCAGCAGGCGGCGTCGCCCGTGGAGATGAGCCTTGATTCGGTGATGCAGGGCGGTTCGCCAGGCCTGTTCGACAAGAACGACCCGGTGGGCACCAGCCATCAGGGCGAGATCACCGGAATCGAGGCGCAGCAGCAGACCGACTTCCAGACCGGAGTCCCATTGTTCTATCCGAACGGCAATCCAAAGCCGCAGGTCGTCATCCACCTGAAGACCGGTCTGCGCGACCCGGAGCGCAACTACGACGACGGAGTTCGTGTCTTCTACTGCAAGGGCTATTCGATTCCGAATCTTCGTGCGGCGAGCCAGCAGGCCGGCGTGGGCAACTTCCCGCGCGTCGGTGACACCATCCGCATCACGTTCAGCGAGACCAAGCCAAGCCAGACGCGAGGCTTCGCCGACGCGAAGATCTACAGCTTCCAGATCACCCCCGGCAACCCGAACGAGGACGGTCTGGAACAGGCGATGTCCGACCCATACGCCGGCCAGCAGCCCAACGCCATGCCACAGACCACACGGAACTACGCCGCCGCGCCGCAGCAGCCTGCACAGGCGGCCTCGCAGCCTGTGACTGCGCAGCAGGCGACGCAGATCCTCCAGCTGAAGGCCATCGGCAAGACCCCCCAGGACATCGCGGGCATGATGGGTCTCACCCTGGAACAGGTGCTTGCCGTCGGGCAATCGTCGCAGCAGGGCGGCCAACAGCCGTGACCGGAGTTCTGACTGGTTCGAACGTAACCGCAACGTAACAGGCGTAACCGCATGGCGGATAAACCACGGGCGGTTACGTAACCGCCCGTAACCGGTTACGTAACTTGTTACGCAGTGGTTACACACCAACGTAACCGTCAAAAACCAACAATTCCAAGGCCTTAACCGTTACAAGTTACACAGTTACAAAAAACATGTAATAAATATGTTTTCTCCTATATATCTATATATTGTGTGTTTTTGTTTATAGGGCGTAATGCGTAACAGTTAGGGCCGGCTATCCAAGGAAGGAAGATATGGCCGGCCAATACGATGATTACAGGCCTATCCCGGCTGAGGATCTGCCGGCGAAATACGCCGGCTGCTTCAAACTGCTCGAACTCGTCTTCGCACCACCGAACGATTTCGACCGCGTGATGACCATCACCGGGCAATCGCTCCAACTGATCACCGACGGTGATGACAACGGCAAACGCGGCAAAACCTTGGTCATGCACGCCGGATACCAGAAAGCCATTTGGGAACTCCGGGAAGGCCATCTGCGCTACTGCCCGTCACAGCAGCGACTCTGGCGCAGAGACCCGGACATCGAAGACCATCCGGGAGAACGCCGCCTGCTCAATAGCTGGCACCCGGTCAAAAGCATCGAGGACGAATACCACATCGGCGAGCGCAGCAACGACCGGAACCGCAACTATGCGGTGAGCAGCACCATCATGCGCGAAGCTAAGCGAGCACAATGGTTCCGTCAGGTTGAACGCGGAGTGCGCATCGACCCGTGCGTGTGGTATCGCAAGGATGGGCATGTGGTCTGTATTCGGGGCGACACCGATATGGCTGTGACCCAGACGTTCGATCCGCGGAACATGGGCAACCAAGTGGTGGAGCAAGCCAAACGAATCTGCGAATGGCTGACCGTTGACGGTAAGTCGTGCGCGAACCTGCTGCGCATGTTCGCCACCCCGTGGCTCGAACCGTACAAGCAGTTGAGTTTTGTTTTGTCGGGTCATGGTGGCGATGGAAAGACGTTGCTGCTGTCGAACGCGGTGCAGCGCGTGCTGGGTGATCGCAAGTCGTTCCCGGCGTTCAAGACCACCGGTTATTGCGACAGCGGGTTCTCGCTGAATCGTGAGTCGATGAACGACATGATGGCTGGCATGGCGTTCGCCTATGACGACGAGGCCGGCGAAGTGACCGAGCGTATGCTTCCCCTGCTGCGCGCGCTGTCCACCGGGGCGACGATGAGCGCCCGCGTGGTGGGAGGCAAGTATTATTCGATGACGCCGACGGCGACCATCGTGATTCTGACCAACATGCCGTTCGCCGATTCCAGCGAACCATCGGACAAACGCAGGTTCATCAAGGTGGAGATGCACCCGTCTGAGGGACGCTCATACGAGCAGTATCATGCCATCGAGCTGTTTATCCGCGAGCATCCTGCGGCGCTCTATGCGGCGTCGTGCCGCCTGTGGGAGCAGGGTGACGAACCGGAGATGGTGAATCTCAGCCCGGCGCGTGCCATCAGCGACGAGATGTATTGGCTTATCACCGAGATTCTGACCAACGAGGAAAAGTGCGGGCAGCTCGTCGCCTCGCGCGACGTCTACCGTAACGAATTCCATAAGCCGATACCGGGCGACGTCATGTCATTGCTTGGCCTGGCAAATGGCATCACGAAAGTGTGGGGTGGTCAGAAGCGTGTTGTTCGCGTCCAGGACGAGTCACGGTTCGACGTGTACCGTCAGGCCGTCAAGGCTGAGGAAGGCGACGATGGCTCGCCGGTAACCCCCGAGCCTCCGTTGCCGTTGGAGCTTGACTCGCAGCTGCCGCCCTCATTGTTCGGTTTCGAGTGCGACTATGTGCCGGCCAATCCCGACAAGAGCGCGTTCAACTGGAAGAAGCTCGCGCTCGACCCCAATGTGGACACCAGTCAGGTGCCCGCCAACGTGGAGGCGTATGCGGTGGTTCCAGCACCGGGATTCATGGTCATCGACATGGACATGAGCAAAACCAGTGGCGATGACGGGTGGACCGTGCTCAACCGGCAGGTGGGCCGGTACGGCACCCCGGCGTTCCCCTCGACCTATCTCGTGCGCACCCCCTCCGGAGGACTGCACGCCTACTACCGACTGCCCGAGGCATTGCGCGGCAAGGTGAAGAACGCCGTCCACCTGAAGACCAGCGAATACCCCGACGGCATTCCCGTGGATTTGCGCGTGGAACGCAAGGGATACGTCATCGGAGCGGGAAGCACCGTGAACGAGGGCGACTACCGCGTATGCGACCTCCCCGGAGACGATGGCATACCCGAGGCCAGTCGTGAGATCTGTCGGTGGCTCGAATCCATTGGCAGCATCGAAGGAACCGAACCAAAACAACTCCGGCCTTCGACTCAACGCTCGCAATTGCCCGCGGCTTCGCGTGAGCCTATCCGGCTCAGCCTCGCCCAGGTCATGGACGACGACGATAAACAGCCGCGCCGCGAACCACGCCCCGACATGACACCAGTGCCCGAGGGGCAGCGCAACCAGACGCTGCACGACTGGGCCTACGGGCGGGCCGCCAACCATCCCGACAACCTGCGTCAAATCGAAGCCGACCTGTACGAGCGCGGCCATGCCAGCGGTTTGAAGGACAACGAACTGGCGACCATCTGGAAATCAATCACACGACAACTCGGAAAGGAATAACCCATGAAACACCCCAAACTGTTCTTCGGAAATATGGTCATTGCCATATCCATGTGCGTGCCGCTGCTTGCGCTTGCAGGATGCGACCCGCACGGCCCCGGCTGCTACTACCGTTGCCCAATCTGCAGCCAATGGTGGTGCTACGACCCACGAACCGAATTCTGGGCTCCGGTTAGCACTCTCAAAATGTTCCTTTCACACCACTCCGTATGGAAACAGGAACATAAGCACAGGAAGGCGAATCATGGCCGAACCGATTGATCTCGTCCAACAGGCCCTCAACGCGCTCGCCGACGCAGGACTCGGCAACGACAGCCCCGCCGAGGCATTCGTCATCGGCTACCAGGCCGGATGGCAGGAGGCGCTCGACGCGGCAAGAAGAAAGGCAATGGAGGAGTGAGCAGGCCACGCGCCCGTGAACGCAAACCAGCATGGCTTCGCGCGTTCATCCCGAAAACGAGTCCCCTCGTTGTCACCGTCTGCGAGGGTTGCGGCCTGTACGTCATCGAGGATCGGGAAACCGTGTGGGAGTCGTGGGATTACGGGTGTGTGGCGGGTGACGACCTGACCGTGGCGATAATCCTCGGCCGGCCGTTGACCCGCGTCACGTGGCTTCCCTCCGTCGGCCACCCGCTGCTCCGTAGCACCTGCGGAGATGCAGGCATCAGACCGGACGGCCAGTATCTGGCCATGCACATGTGCCATCTCGCCCGGATAAGCGTCAAACCGTTCAAACCACCAAGCCGCGAGCGGCCGCCGGGCAAGCCATGGGGCGGGCCGAAACTGTCGAAACAGGAGATAGCCGAATTCAAACGCATATGGGATATGCCGTACAGCCAGCTCAAGCATGAGAAAACCCCAGCCAACAAGGTCGGCCGAGGCAAGAAGCAAACACTATTCTAGCCGACCAGCCGGAAGGGGCCAACGTGAACTGCCAGAACTGCAAAACGACAACCGAAGAGGGATACTCACTGTGCGAGGCATGCGAGCTGCGTTTCGCCGGCACGCTCCTGCGACTCGCGCGAGACATCACGCCACTGCACGACTCGCTGGACGCCACCCTGCATCCGGGCGGCCATTCACCCGCGCGGATCCAGACCGCCACTCCACCGACTCCAATCAGGCTCGACGTGCTCGACCTGATCGACATGCTCGACGCCTCAGTCCGCGAACTATGGCGCTGCCTCGACGGCATCGACGCCCTGGACTGGCGCAAGGATCCACGCATGGAGGACCTCGAGGCCACGCTCATCGCATGCGCCGGACACCCCAAACTCGCCACATTCCCCGACGCGGGCCTCTACATGCACGTCATCAACGACCTTGCCCGCAAGGTCGATACGGTTTTGGACCCGCCAGAGCAACGCCGCGAAATCGGCACCTGCGAACTATGCGAGACCATGCTCACCGCAGGCGCGGCAGACCAGTGGGTCACCTGTCCCGTGTGCGGGAGGGAACAGCGAGCTCAGACGGTCAAACTGCGCCGACTCAAGACATTGTGTTGGGATGATTCCAGGCGCGGGTCTGCGGCTGAGATAGCCAAGGTGTTCACGGACGCGGGAATCACCGTCAAAAGGCATACGCTCACCGTGTGGAAATCCCGAGGCAAGCTTGATGTCACGCCCCAAGGCATTTCATACAGCAGCGTCTACCGGCTCGTCATCAGTGGCGGACTTGACAAAGAGCTGACTGTGACCGCATAATGTCAGTGGATTAGTATCGAAAAACCCAGCTCATGTGGCTGGGTTTTCGCGTATCTATGCTTTGTTCTTGCGTGGTCTCCCCCCTCCGACACCACGTCCCGGACGTTGAGCGTTCCATTCATCGATGGTCTCAGGCAACCAGCCGCGCGTGCGCCCTATCGTGGCGTCGGGCTCAGGGAGCTTGAGGTTGAGCAAGCCGCCACTGGTGATGCCAAGGCGTTCTGCGACCTGTTTGACGCCGAGGTATTCAGTCGTCATTGTTGCCTTCCTTGCCGTTGATGATTCCGGCCGCAAGGCCCATGATTCCGGCCGCGAGACCGAAGCTGCCAGATACTATCGGGCTGTCGGATAGCGCGCCGCCCAAGGCCATGGCTCCGAACGTCAGGGCCACGATTCCGAAAATCAGTGATGTTCTCATGATGTGTTTCCGATGAGATAGGATTGGCGGGGAGGTTCCGGCTAGTAGGGTTAGCCGGAACCTGTTTTACTTCTTGTGCTTCGGTCTTCGTCTGATTGCGATGATTATGGCTATCGCGGCGAGGACGTTGGCGATGATGCCGTTGATGACATCGAACCAATCCTTTGGATTCATCGGACCTCCTTTCTGCTGACATATCTATAGTAACACAATAACTATAGATATGCAAGCCGGGGACACACGACACGCAGGACCAGGCAAACAACAAATGGCACTACGCAGATGCTCATACACCCACTGCCCACAGCTCATACCCGCAGGCAAACGCTACTGCGCCGAACACGGCAGGGCCCACGAGAGGGAGAGGGGCACCGCCACCCAACGGGGGTATGGCGCCCCACACAAGCGGCTCCGCGCCCGATGGCAAGCGGCCATCGACAACGGGGCCGCGCCACTCTGCCCCCGCTGCCACCTGCCCGTTACCCGCGGCCAAGCATGGGACCTCGGGCATAACGACCGGCGCGACGGATACAACGGACCCGAACACGCGAGCTGCAACCGCAAAGCGGGAGCAGCCAACAGCAACCGCATGCGCGAACACTGGAACAAACAGGAACCAACACCCCCGCCGGAAAACTAACGGCGACGGGGTGGGGATGGAACCCCGCCGAACCCCGCCGAGACCGCCGGTGAGGTGACTCGCAAGTTTTTGCGTTTCAAACATTTCAGACAGGGATTGGCCCGAGACAAGGACCGACCCTCCCCGAACCGCAGCCAAGAGGTTTGGGAGGCGGCGAATCGTAGATACTACGCGGAACAGGACAGATGAGGGGCGGCCCGCGACCGTCTGTTTACGCTCCAACAGGAGCCGAACGAGCGGGACGTAGTGAGAAATATGGGCGTGACGCCGCTGCCTACACGTCGAAGGAAGAGGTGATTGGCCATGCCCAGCGGTGGGGCCCGCGCGAAGGCGGGCAGGATGCCCGACCCTTCGTCCGAGGCGTTCCAGCAGCGCGCCGCCGGCCTGTTCGCTCTGCCCGCGAACGGCTACAGGCGGCCTCACCCGAAGTTCCCGCTGCCGCGGTACGTCGTCTGGTTCACGTTCAAGGACGACGACGGCTTCCATCGCGAGCCCGACGACGCGGCTTCGGCGCAGTGGAACGAGCGCGAGCGTGACGTGTGGAACGAATTGTGGCGCTACCCGCAGGGGTATGCGTGGAGCCGCCCGCAGTACAAGTACCTGCAGCACATGGTGGCCCTCTACGTCCGCCAGTACGTGCTGTGCGAGTCTTCCGACGCGAAGGCCGCCGACCGGACGACCCTGTGCCGCTACGCGGATTCCATCGGGCTCACCCCTCAGGGGCTGCGGCTGAACGGTTGGCGCATCGTGGCCGACGAGAAACCCCAGCCGCATAGGAAGAGCGCGAAGATAGTCGATTTCCCTGATCCGCGCGACGAATGGCAGTCGATGCAGGAATAAGCGAGGTGTCGTATGGCGGAACGTAGGCAGCCTCCAGCCTCGCTGGGCTTCCTGATGGCCGCATGGACTCGCGCCCACTGCGTGGTGCCTTCCGGCTATGACCTCAACAAGCCGTTCAGCCTCGTGGGCTGGCAGTTGGCGAACGCGGTGGACTTCTACACCGTCAAGGCCGGTACGCGGTTCAATGCGTCGCGCCCGTTGCAGGGCGGCGCGTTCCAATGGCGTCGCGGCCAGATCGTCGGCGGCCAGAAGCTAGGTAAGTCGCCGTTCGGCGCTGCCGTGGCCTGCTTCGAGGCCGTGGGCCCCTGCGTGTTCTGCGGCTGGGCCGAAGGCGGCGAGGAGTTCCGCTGCGAGGACTGGGGATGTGGGTGCGGCTTCTCCTACGAGTACCGGCCGGGAGAGCCGATGGGCATGCCCCGGCGCACCGCGTTGGTGCAGCTGCTCGCCAACAGTGAGGAGCAGACCGCGAACGTGTACCGGCCTTTGCAGACCATGGTGCGCAACGGCCATCTGGACGACCTGATGAAGGTGCGCGAGGGCTTCATCCGCCTGCCCAACGGCGGGCGCATCGACCCAGTGACCGCCTCCGCCCGCTCGAAGCTGGGCAATCCCGTGAACTTCGCTCTGTGCGACGAGTCCGGCGTGTACACGAAGCGCTCCGGCATGTTCGAGGTCGCCGACACCGTGCTCCGTGGCGTCACCGGCATGGACGGGCGCATGCTGGAGCTCACGAACCCGTGGGACCCCATGGACGCGAGCTTCGGCCAGGCAACCTACGAGTCGACGGCGAAGGACATCATGAAGTTCTTCCCCCGGCACGACCCCAACCTGGACTTCACCGACAGGGTCGACCGGCGGAAGATTCTCGAGTTCGTGTACAAGGGCTCGCCGTGGGTGAACCTGGACGCGATCGAGGCGACATGCGATGAGCTGCTGCCACGCGACCCCGCGCAGGCCCGTCGCTTCTTCGGTTGCGAACTCGTGCAGGGCCTCGGCTCCTACATGTCCGAAGCGCTCTACGACGCCGGCGTCGAAGACCGACCGTATCCGGCCGACGATACCGAGATATGCCTCGGCTTCGACGGTTCCCAGTCCGGCGACTGGTCGGCGATTCGCGCCGAGACCGTGGACGGCTACCGGTTCACACCCGTCTACGGCGTGGACAGGCGGCCGACGTATTGGAATCCGGTCGAATGGGAGGGACGAATCCCACGCAGCGAGGTCGACGCCGCCGTTTCCGACCTGTTCAATCATTTTAGGGTCAGGCGATTCTACTGCGACCCTCATTTGTGGGAGTCGCTTATCGATGACTGGGGCGTGCGCTTCGGCGAGGATGTGGTGGTGCAGTGGCCAACGAACCGCACCGGCCGCATGTACGATGCGCTCACCCGTTTCATGACCGACACCACCGACGGCACCACCACCCACAGTGACGACCCGGTCGCGAAGCTTCACATGATGGCTGCTCGACGGATCGCCAAGCCTGGCGACAAGTACGTGCTCGGCAAGCCGAGCGAGAATCAGAAGATCGATATAACCATGGCCGACATCCTCGCGCACGAGGCGGCGTCCGACATGAGGGCGCTCGGCTGGAGCGCAGGCGGCTCGCCGGTCATGGTGTACGGCTGGTAAGGAGGCTGTTGTGGAGCTGATACAGGCATCGAGGCTTTCCGACGATGACGCGAAGCTCATCAGGAGCCTCACCTACCGGCTTGCACGACTGCGCAAGCCTCATAGGCAGTGGGATGATTATTATCGCGGACGGCAGGTCATCCAGAGCATCGGCATCGCCGTGCCGGCCGAACTCCGTTCGTTCGTTTTTCCGCTGAATTGGCCGCGCATCGTGGTCGATAGCGTCGTGCAGCGCCAGCAGGTCAAATCCTTCTCCATACCGGATGACGACAAGGTGTCAAACGAGCTGCGCGAGCTTTGGGAATACAACAACATGGAATCGCAGCAGGTGCTTTTGCACACAGAGACACGCGTGCAGGGCCACGGCTTCGTATGCGTCGGCGCGAATCCGAAGGACAGACGGCATCCACTGATCACCGTCGAATCATCCAGGAACATGATCGCGCGCATCGACCCGCGCACGAGAACCGTCGAATCAGCGCTCCGCGTCTATTTCGACCCTTGGGAGAACGGGACGCCGGACTACGCGACGCTGTACACGCCCGAATACACGCTCTGGCTGGAGAAACAGCACGGCAAGTGGGTCATGACCGGCCGCGACGACCACCACCTCGGCGTCGTCCCTGTTGTGCAGTTCCTCAACCGTCCGCGCGCCGGCGACTTCCTTGGCGAGAGCGAGATGGCCGACGTGGTGCGGCCGACAGACATGGCCGCACGCGCCATCCTCGACCTGCAGATCGCCATGGAAACTCACGCGGTGCCAGGCAAATGGGCGATCGGCGTCACGCACAACGACTTTATCGACGCGAAGACCGGACAGCCGGCATCGGCGATAAAGACCTATTTCAACTCGATGCTCACCTCCAAGAACGCGAACGCGAAATTCGGCCAGTTCACGGCATCTGACCTGTCGAACTTCAAGACGGTCATCGACCTGCTGAGCGAGCAGATGAGCGCCATCACCGGTCTTCCGATGCGTTATTTCGGAATGAACACCGCCAATCCAGCAGCCGAGGGAGCCATCCGCGCCGACGAGCTGAGACTGGTGAAGAACGTCGAGCTGAAGAACGCCGTCGACGGCGATGCGTGGTCGCAGGTCATGGCCGTGGCGCACAAGCTCGCCACCAGCGACGACATTAACGCGAACCTGGTGCGCTGCGACTGGGAGGATCCGAACACGCCTACCTACGCTCAGCGTGCTGATGCGATCACGAAGCTCATGGCGTCCGGCATCCTTTCCCGCGAGGGGGCATGGGACGAGCTTGGCTGGAGCGAGGCCCGCAAGGACAAGGAGCGCGAGTACTTCGCCAAGCAGATCAGCGAATCCTATGGCCAATTCATGAAGGACGTGGACTATGGCGGCGACGATGGCTGGGCAGACGCTTCCGCAGGAGGCGACGGCGCAGAACCGTCTGCTGCGCAGCCGAAGCAACCGGCTGGCCGCGACGGTGCTCAGACTGTGGCATAAGCACGCGCAACCAGACTTCGACGCCGCCTTCGCGGACATGATGCCTGAACTTTTCCGAGTATTGGACACGGCGCAATACCACACCGCCGCCGACGCGATAGCATCGACGCCGAAAATCATGGAACGCTTCGACATGAACGCAGCACACCCGGAATACAAGCCGGACCCATGGCAGTGGGTCGGTGTGAACGGCAACGGCATGGATACCGTGGACACGATGTGGACGGCGATCACCATCGGCAAGCGGGCCGTGTCCAACGGCGCTCCGGTGGACGTGGCCATGGACCGCATAGGCGTGACCTTGGTGCTCAGGACGCGCACCATGCTGGCGGACACTCACCGGTCGGCCACAAGCATGACCGCTCGCGGCATCTGCTACCAATCCACCTACGTGCGCGGCCTGACACCGCCGAGCTGCGGAAGATGCGTCATCCTCGCCGGACAGCCATGCGGCAAGACGCCTTTCGAAAGGCATCCGCACTGCGACTGCATCGCCGTCTACACCGGTCCTAAAGCACCGGCAAACGCATGCACCAGTCCGAACGAATACCTCGATTCACTGGACGAAGGCCAGCTCGCCAAAGTCCTTGGCGGAAGGGCCAACGCCCGAGCCTACACGGACGGAGCCGACCTCAACCAGCTGGTTAACGCCCAACGCGGCATCCGCACCGCCCAGATCGACGGGCGGAACATCAAGTACACGACCGAGGGCACCACGCGCCACGGACTCGCCGCATCACGCATGATCGACTCCGGATACGCCAAGGAATTCATCAAGAACGGCGGCCGGTACACAAAGGTCGACAGGCCGCGTCTCATGCCCGAGACCATTTACGCACGCTGCGGCGATGATCATGAGAAGGCCTTGGGCATGCTCTACAAGTACGGCTGGATCCTCTAGCCGAAATCGAATTTTTCACCGGCATCGCGATGGTGTCGGCGCCGGCACGCGATGTGACGGCCAAGGAAACCACAAGGAGAAAACACAATGCATAGGAAATGGTGGAATCTCATCCGCATCCGCACCATCGAGACCGGTGCCGAACCGGGCGGCGGAGAGCCGCCGCAGCCTGAGCCGCCGCAGCCTGAGCCGCCGCAATCCGACCCACAGGCGAATACCGGCGGCGAAGGCGACGAGAAGCTCGGCGAACACGGCATGACCGCGCTCAAGAACGAGCGCCGGGCCAACAAGTCGCTGCGCGAACAGCTCGCCGCCGCGAACGCCAGAATCAAAGAGTTCGAGGATCGCGACAAGACCGACGCGGAAAAGGCCAGCGAGAGGATCGCCAGCCTGGAGAAGTCCAACACCGGCAATGCCGCGAAGGCACTGCGATACGAAGTCGCCGTCGACAAGCAATTGCCGAAGGTCTTGGCGGAACGTCTGCAGGGATCCACTCGCGAGGAGCTGGAAGCCGATGCGGACAGCCTGCTGAAGCTCGTCAGCGTGCAGAACAAGCCGAACGTCAAGCCCGACCCGAGTCAGGGCAAGGGCGGCGACCCGAAGCCGCACAGTCTCTCCGAAGCCATTTCCGCATATTACAAGTAACCGATTCCTTAGGAAGGAGACAACCTTATGGCTGTCACTCTCGCAGAGGCGAAGAACAACGCCCTCGAAGACTACGACCCTTTCGTCATCGACGAATTTCGAAAGTCCAGCGTCATCCTTGATTCCCTCATCTTCGATGATGCCGTGAACCCCGCAGGAGGCGGTGCGACGCTCGACTACTCCTACCGTCGGCAGGAGACCCAGCCCACCGCCGAATTCCGCGCCATCAACACGGAATACTTGCCGAGCACTACCACGACCAAGAAGTACAGCACCACGCTCGCCGTGCTCGGCGGCGCTTTCGAGATCGACCGCATCCTCGCGAACATCGGTCCGAAGGGATCCGACGAGGTGACCCGCAACATCAACGACAAGGTGAAGGCCGCGATAACCCTGTTCCAGGATACCGTCATCAACGGCGATACCGGTGTGAACGATAAGGCCTTCGACGGCCTGGACAAGGCGCTCACTGGCTCAAGCACCGAGATGAAGCCCACCTCCGACACCTACGACTGGACCGACCTCGAAGGAGAGAAGGGCAACAAGGCCATCGACACGCTCGACGAGTTCCTCGACCTGCTTGACGGCACGCCGACCATCGTGGTCGGCAACAAGAAGGCTCTTGCCCGCGTCCGTGCCATGGTGCGCCGCACCAGCATGTACGTGCGCGAGCCGATCGATGGTCTCGTCAACGCGAACGGCCGTCCGATCAGCCGCGAATCCTATGGCGGCATCCTCTTCGCCGATGCCGGAGAGAAGGCCGGCAGCAACGATCCGATCATCCCCATCGCCTCAGACGGCACCACCAGCCTGTACGCGTACCGCGTCGGCCTGGACGGCTTCTGTGGCATCACCACCACCGACGGCACCCTCGTGAAGACCTGGCTGCCTGACTTCACCCAGCCGGGCGCAGTGCATCGCGGCGAGGTCGAACTTGGTCCGGTCGGCGTCGCATTGAAGGCCACCAAGGCCGCTGGCGTGCTCCGTAAGATCAAGGTCAGGTGATCATGATGTGGCGAATCGAAGCTCCGAATAATGAGTACAACGGCGTCACCGCCGGCGTGACCTTCGTCGGTGGCGTCGGTGAGACCGACGTGGATCCGTCCGACTATTTCCAGCGTCACGGCTACACAGTGGCCGAGGTGCAGGCCGACGAACCGAGCAAGGTCGCCGACGCCGCGAAGCCGAAGAAGAAGACCAGTGCGAAGGATGGTGAATGATGAAGGAGACCACGAACGGACGTCACGAGGGCATGATCCCGGCAAGCGCGGTGTATGTGCCGCAGCCGGGCGGCGCAGCTAAGCCGCTCGACACGGTGCTGTCCGGCATGCCCGCCAAGCAGGCTGCTGCGGTGAGGGACGCCACCACAGGTCAGGAGGCGGCCACCATCAACGCTTTGCTGACCAGCCTGCGCAACGCCGGTATCATCGCGAAGTGATCCCATGACATGGGCGCAAATCGACGATGTCGCGGTCGAACTCGGCCGCGACATCGCCTTCGACAGCACCGAAGGCAGGCAGATCGGGAAATGGCTCCGCCGCGCCGAAATGATGATCCGCAACCGCATCCCAGTGCTGGACGAATGGTGCAGGGACGAGAGATATCAGGAGACCGTCATCGAGGTGGAATCCGCCGCCGTCGCACGCAAGGCGCTCAACCCTGAGGGCGTGAGCAGCACCATGCTGCAGATCGACGACGGTAACATGCAGACCAGCATCGACAGCTCGCGCAGTCGCGGCGAGATCTCCATCCTCGACGAGGAATGGGACATGCTGCTGAAACGTGTCAGCAGCGATCTCGCTACGGCGGTCATCGCTCCGGAACCCGTGGCCATCCCGCTGCCGCACTACCCCTACGACTACTGAGGAGGTTGACATGCCAAGCATGGCACCTCTCATCGGAGCCCTTCCGAAACTACGCCAGATGGCCGAAAGCCTCATGACCGACCAGTGCGTCGTCACCCGCCCCGGATCCACCACAACGGATCCGGACACGGGACTGCCGAACACCGGCAAGGAACAGGTGTACGAAGGCAGCTGCAAGGTGCAGACCAGCGGCGGCCTCGCCAGCGAGCAGACCGAAAGCAACGCGGCCCAAGCCGTGGGCACCGTCTCGTTGGTCTGGTCTTTGTACGTGCATTTTCCCTACGGCACTCCAGGCCTTCGCGCCGGTGACGTGGTGGAAGTCACGGAATCCGCCAATCCGCTGCTCGCCGGCAGGCGGCTCAGGCTCGTCTCACCTCAAAGCGAGAAGACGCACGCCACAGCCTGCCGTTGGAACGTGAAGGAGGACGCATGAGCGGACTGTTCGACGCTTCACAATTGACGGCCTTCGGTGACGTGCTGCTCGCCAAGGGCGTGGCTCGCCGCGCCTTGATCTCCGCTTCGGTGAAGAAGGGCGCGCAGAACGTCAAGAACTCGATTCGCGACGACCTGAAAGGCTCAGGCAACAAGGCGTTCCGCAGCATTCCGATCACCTACACGGTGAGCGAGACGCCCGGACGCATCACCGCCGAGATAGGCCCCACCAAGGGCGGAGCGGGTTCGCTCGCGAACATCGCGTTCTTCGGCACCGCGAGGGGTGGTGGAACGCACCGGTTCTACGAGCATGGCGAGGAAGAGCTTCCGAAGCTCGCGGAATACGTGGCGCGTGCCGCAGTGGAGGGATTCTAGTGCAGTCGATAATGACCCTGTCGAACACGATCCTCGACCATGTGCCAAAACCTGCGGATGGGTGGAAGGTCTACAAGCAGACCGCGCCGACGCCGACGGAGAAGCCGCCGTGGGTGATCGAAACGGTCACGACCAACGGTCATATCGTCGGCGAGACGCAACATGTGCATTGCGGCATCGGCACTTTGCTTGTGCGCATCGTGAGCACTACGGCCGATTCCGTCAACGTGCTGGCCGATGATCTCATGATTCCAGCCTTGGCTGGAAAACGGTTCGTCGCGCAGGGCTTCGACACCGGCTGCCTGACCCTTTCCTCCGATAGCGGAGCCTATGCTGCCGGACTCACCGCAGAGGACACGAGCCTGCTCTATCAGGTGCGCCTATTGACTTTCAAATTCAACTGGTCACGCATGTGACCCCAAATATCTAAGGAGGAGTCATGGTTTTGACTCTGGGCACCGAAGTGCCTTCAACACCAGCCGATGGTCTGGTCAACACGATCTGGGTGCCGTCCATCAAAAACATCCAGAAGCCGACCGCTGCAGAGATCAACGCCGGAACCGACCTGAGCAACTACGTCACTTTGGGCGGCTGGTCGTGCTCGCCGTCGCAGGATTCCATCTCCGACCAGCGCGAGAACAGCGCGCAGGATTACGAGAATCCCGGACGTAAGAAGATCAGTGGCCCGAGCATCGAGGTCATCGACAACACCAACACGTCGCATTCCACGCAGAACGCGGCAATGGAGACTTTGATCGAGGGCGCGGAGGGATATTTCGTGCGACGCTACGGCAAGCAGACGGATCAGACTTTTGTCGCCGGCGACCTTGTGAACGTGTATGCGGTCCGCATCGGCATGAGCGCCAAGGTGGCGATCGCCGCGAACAGCGTGCTGCGCAGCAAGGTCAATTTCTCCGTCCGCGCTCCCGGCTGGGCGGAGAACGTGAAGGTCGCCTGATTGATTCTTCCCGCACCGGACTTTCATCCCTTTCGCCGGTGCGGGACCCTCTTTTCTCTTTTCCGGCAAAGGAACATGAATATTAGAGCGAAGGAACACATATGCTTAAAGTCACCAGGCGCACGCGTGAGGTCGATATTATCCTCAACCAGCAGACCGCCGAGGACATCGCCAGATTGGGTGATGCGTTGGCCGAGGAGACCACGCGCGAACAGGTCACGGAGGTTGGGACTAACCGGCAAGCTAAGGCCACCGCCAAACGCATAGAACAGCTCCGCGAACAGGCGGATGCGGAGACATTGAAGCTCACGTTGCGGGCGTTGCCGGTCAGCAAGTGGGCGCAGGCACTGGCCGCGCACCGCAATAAGAACGGCACGAACGACATGTTCGGCACCGCCGCCGCGGCATTGCCTCTCATGCTTGACTCCGCGACCATCGGCGGCAAGCCGGTGGCCGACGAGGACAAGACCGAACAGGCGTGGCGCAATCTGTTCGACGAACTCACCGATGGCCAGTTCACGCCGCTATGGCGGGCCATCGCGGAGCTGAACGGCACCGCAGCGGACCCAAAAGCGGCATTCGACCTCGCCTCGAAGGTTCTCCACAATTAGTCGAGGATCTGCGCATCTGCCGCCAGCTCGGCATCTCTTATAAGCGTTTCATGGGCTGGCGTCCGAGCAGGGGCGATGAGGTCGAATGGGATGAGACGGAGCGTAATTGGATGCGCTCGTTGGCGGAATACGAACGGTCATTGTGCCCGATGTGCGGTTTGCCTCGTTCGATCTGCCAAGACCCGAAGGCCGAACTCACCCTGCATGCCGAAACCAGCGTCTGCTGGGCCACCGCGCACATGCAGCAGGCCATGAAACGGTGGACAGAGGCCAACGGCAATGGCAATCCGGCCGCGAACGCCCTGGTGGCGCATTTGACCTGATTTTTGGAGGATGCTTTGGCGGAGAACAAGAACATCGTCATCCGGTTGATGGCGGACACAGCCTCATATGAGGCTGCGATGACCCGTGCCGGAAGCACCGCGAAGACGGTCGCGTCCGGTATGGAGAACACCGGCCGCAAGTCCGCGCTCATCGCCAGTGGCATGACCGCCGCAGGGCTGGCCGTGGCCGCGTTCGGCGTGGCTGCGGTGAAGATGGCCGCGGACTTCGACCAGCAGATGAGCACCGTGCAGGCGAACACCGGCGCGACCGGCGCACAATTGGACCAGCTGCGTGCCGCCGCCATCGAAGCCGGAGCTTCCACGGTTTATTCTGCTTCGGATTCCGCTGATGCGATCAATGATCTCGGCAAGGCCGGCATGAGCGTCACGGATATTCTCACTGGCGGCTTGTCTGGCGCTTTGAATCTGGCCGCGTCCGATGGAATGGCTGTTGGGGATGCCTCCGAATACATGGCCAACGCGTTGAGCATGTTCCATCTGAAGGGGTCTCAGGCTTCCCAGGTGGCCGATACTTTGGCGGCTGGCGCCGGCAAGGCCGTCGGCAATGTCTCCGATTTCGGCGAGGCGTTGAACAATTGCGGCGCGCAGGCGAACAGTTTCGGCATGAACATTCAGGAGACCACCGGCGTACTGGCCCTGTTCGCGCAGAACGGCACCATTGGTGCCGAGGCCGGCACACAGCTGAACAGTATGCTGATGAAACTGGCCGCGCCGTCCACCAAAGCGTCCAACACGATGAAGGAACTTGGCATCAGTGCTTACGATGCTCAAGGCCATTTCGTCGGCATGGCGAATTTCGCCGGCCAATTGCAGAAGGCCGAGAAGGGCTTGACCGACGAACAGCGCAACCAGGCGAACGCGACCATCTTCGGCAGCTATGCCATCAAGGCCGCGAACTACCTGTACGAGGCCGGCGAGTCCGGTGTCAACAAGTGGACGAAGGCCGTCTCCGAAAGCGGTTATGCCGCCGAGCAGGCGGCTGCGAAGAACAACAATCTCAAGGGTGATCTGGAGAATCTGAGTGGTTCGATGGAGTCCTTGATGATTTCCGTTGGCGAGGGCGCTCAGGGGCCTTTGCGCAAGATGGTGCAGGGCTTGGATACGCTGGTTGACGCGTTCGCCGGTTTGCCGTCCGGAGTGCAGCAGACGCTCGTGGTCATGGCGTCTCTGGCCGGCGTGTTCGGCGCGGTGCACAAGGCCGCAGGCAATCTCAACGGCAGCACCAGCACCATGGCCAACAACATCGGGCTTGCGATAGACCCGATCCAACGAGTCAAAACCGCGCTGGCTTCCGCGCAGACCGCATTCCAGATGTTCAAGGCGTCCTCGATGAGCGCTTCCGAACAGATGGAGACGTTCGGCACGTCCGCGTCCAAGGCGGAGTTGAAGACCGCTGGGTTCAAGGCTGTAGGCAGCAGCGTCATCGACCTGCTCGGCGGCCCGTGGGGCATCGCGATCACTGCGGCAACGGCGGTCCTCGGAGCGTTCATCTCCGAACAGCAGAAAGCCCAGGAGCGGTCCACGCAACTGTCGAACGCCCTGCAGGAGGGGACCTCCGCCGCGCAACACTACGAGAAGGCGCTGTCCGACTCGTCCGGCGCGAGGGTCACCGACAACTGGCTCGGTCGTCTCATCACCGGCTACGACAACGTGTGGCAGGCCATCGACAAGGTCGGCATCAAACACAGCACGTATATCAAAGCCATCCAAGGCGAGAAGACCGCCGTCAACGAAGTCTACAAGGAGCTTGACGCCTACCGCACCCAGCTCGCAAACCAGGGCGGCCTGTTTACCGGCAACGAGTACAAGGTTGTAGCCCTGTCTCTTATACACATC